CGATACTGAGATGCGTACACATACTCAAGCACACGACACAGTTATTAAGACACAAACACAGCTTGAAATTGAACACATGAAAGCACAATTAGCTTTAGTTTTGGCGCATATTAATAAGACAAGCGAAAAAGCATCAGAAGCTGAAGCAATTGAAAGAGCAATTTAAGTCATAAAACTAAACTATTAGTTTAGAATTATTAATATTTTTAAACCATTATTAATTTATTATATAATTATATTATTAATTATTTATTATATTATTTAATTATTATTATTATATATTAATTATTATTATATATTATTAATTTATTTTAACACACTTTAATAAAAAAGTCAATACCTTTTTATTATAAATAAAAAACACTTCTAAAAATAATTATTATACTTCCTTTTATAAATAACACTTGACAAATCTGTTTGTTTCTGTTACAATAATAGTAGAACAGTTGAGAAAAGAGATAACCAGTTGTCAGATGATTTAGACCTTGCTAAACAAGTCCAAGAGGCACTTCCAAAAGAACCAAAGGGGAGTGGCTACACTTTTGATGGACAAGAGATTATGCTGGGCAGACGTAGAGGTCGCCCTTTAAAAGCTAAACATCACAACCCTGAATGGTTCCCTCAACAAACTAAAGTAGATGCTTGTACCCTCTATTGCATCTATGGAGACTTTGACAAGGTTTCTGAATTAACAAAGGTTCCTTCTGAGAAGCTACGTCTGTGGCATCAAGAACCTTGGTGGGTAGAAATTCAAAAGCAAGTGTACGTTGAGCAGAATGAGAACCTCTCTTCTCGTATCAATGAAGTGTTAGACAAATCTCTTGTTGAGATTAAAGACCGTTTAGAACTAGGTGATGTGTTCTATGACCGTAAGACTGGTGAATACAAACGTAAACCAGTTGACACTAAAACACTTGCTATCCTATTTGACAACCTTACAACAAAACGACAATTGGTACGGGGAGAACCCACCAGCATATCTGCAAAGATTGGTGTGGATGACCGACTTAACAAACTAGCAGATGCCTTTCAAAAATTTGCAGCAAGCCGTCTTATAGAAGACGGAATAATAGTACAAGAAGCTGTAGAGGAACAAGATGAAGCCATATAACACCGTACAAGAGTTTGCTCAATGGTGGTTTAGTAAGGGAGCACCTATTCGTCCTCCTTTCAAAAATCCTATATTCTTTACAGAGATGACAGGCTCTTTGTGTATATACAGAGAAGGGCAATATCAAATTGAACTCTACCTTGTTAAACCTGACATGGAATGTCCTTTCCATTCACACCCAGGGGTAGACAGTTATTTTGTATACCTCACTGGACACTTAGAGTTTGGTAATGCAGATGGAACCTTTACAGACACTTCTGAAGGTCAAATAGAAGGTGCTGAAGGCACTCACAGATTATTAGGTGCTTCTGTATCAGCCATTAATGGTGAGAAGCATGCAGTTAGAACTAAACAACCTGGAGCTTCCTATTTAAGCTTTGAGAAATGGAATGAAGGTAGTCCAGACTCTGTAGCTGTAAATTGGGTTGGTGAAACAGTTGGTGAACAACACACTTCAATAATTGAAAAGGATAATTTTAATGGCTATTAACACAGGAAGTAATCCAAAAACTATGGCAGGTAAGAAAGCTCCAATGAAGCCAGCTAAAGGCAAGGGTGGTGATTCTAAAGCTCGTATGGCTTATGACGCTGCAGGTGCGGACGTAGATGGTGGTTCAGCTCCAGCAATGAAAAAGAAAGCACCAGCTAAAAAAGCTGTAAAGAAATAGTTGGAACTCACCTCTCAAATTATTGAGGGGTTTTCTGTATCAACCTTAGCTAAACGTTATGATGGTACAACCCCAACACCAGAAGCTCACCGACAATGGTGGGAACTCTGTGCAAGTAAAGACAAGTTAGTTGCAATTGCGGCACCTCGGTCTCACGGGAAGAGCACAGCTATAACACATGCTTATACCCTTGCGGCTACGTTGTTTAGAGAAAGAAAATTTGTTGTCATAGTAAGTGACACAGAAACTCAGGCAGTAAACTTCCTAAACGACATAAAAGAAGAGTTGCGTAATAATGATGACTTGGTGGAATTATTTGGTATTAAAGGTTTCAAGAAAGACACAGAGACTGATATTATCATTGAACTTAGCGATGGTTATACTTTTCGTATACTGGTACGTGGGGCGGAGCAAAGAGTCCGTGGTCTCAAATGGAACCAACTCCGACCAGACTTAATTGTATGTGATGATTTGGAATCCGATGAACAAGTTCTTAACAAAGATAGGCGTGAGAAGTTTAGAAAATGGTTTGACGGGGCTTTGTTACCTTGTATGGCACGGCACGGAATTTGCCGTATTGTCGGTACTGTTCTCCATTTGGATAGCCTATTAAATCGTTTACTACCAGAAGACTCTGACAAATACTCTGTTATAGAACCCTTAAGGACCTATAGCACTAACTCTAGAAGAACATGGACCAGCGTTCGCTACCGTGCTCATGATGAGGACTACTCACATATCCTTTGGCCTACAAGATGGTCTAAGGATAGTTTGATTAAAGAACGTCAACGGTATTTAGACCAAGGTATTCCTGAAGTGTATTCTCAGGAGTTCTTAAACTATCCAATTGATGAAGCTACATCTTATTTTAAACGGGAAGACTTTAACGAGATTCCAAAGTTTGAACTTGATGCCATTCATCACAATGAAAAGAAACTTGTTTATTACGCTGCAGTAGACTTTGCTATCTCCACTAAAGAACGAAGTGACTTCACAGTTATTGCAATTGCTGGGATGGATGATAGAGGGATTATGTACATTGTAGACATTCGTAAGGGCCGTTGGGATGCTTTACAGATTGTTGATGAGATGTTTGCAGTGGAAAAGAAATACTCTCCACAATTGTTCATCACTGAACGAGGTGCTATTGAAAAGGCTGTGGGGGCTATATTACGTAGTGAAATGAGTAGACGGGGTTCTTTTATGAACCTTTATCCAATGACTCCAACTAAGGACAAACAAACCCGTGCTAGGTCTTTTCAAGCTAGGTTACGTGCTGGTGGGGTTAAGTTTGATAAGGGTGCTGTATGGTACTCTGATTATGAAGATGAATTGGTTCGCTTCCCTAAAGGAAGACATGATGACCAAGTGGATGCTTCTAGCTGGTTAGGTTTGGTAATTGACCAAGTACATAATGCCAATACTCCAGAAGAAGATGAAGAAGAACTATTTTATGAAATGCAACGACACAGCAATGACGATGGTCGCTCTGCTGTTTGTGGATACTAGGGAAAACAATGGAACTAGACTTTAAAGAATCAATTGATAAACTAATCTCTTCTCCTAACATTGCTGAGATGATGGATGAAGAACAGCTTACCACTATTGGTTTGCAAGTAGTCCGTGAATATCAAATGGACCGTGAATCCCGTGAACAATGGGAAAAGAAAATGGAAGACAGCATGAAGCTGGCTCTTCAAGTAGTAGAAGCAAAATCATTCCCTTGGCAAGGTGCATCAAACGTTAAGTTCCCTCTTATCACCATTGCTGCATTACAATTCCATGCTCGTGCATACCCTGCTCTTATTCCAGGCAAAGACATTGTTAAGATGCGAGTCACTGGTGAAGACCCAGATGGTATGAAGAGTGCTCGTGCTAAACGCATTGAGAACCACATGTCTTTCCAATTGCTTGAAGAAGACGAAGCATGGGAAGACCAAATGGATAAGGTGCTTATCACTACACCTATCATTGGTTGTTCTTTTAAGAAATCTTATTTTTCTCCACGACATAAAACAAACATCTCAGAGATGGTGTTAGCTCGTGACTTAGTTGTAGACTATTGGACTAAATCTTTAGACACAGCCAATCGTATTACTCATGTTCTTTACATGACTAAGAATGACATCCATGAACGTACAGTGCGTGGCCTTTATCGTGAGATAGAACTTAATCAAGCTCAATCTAAAGACCCTAACCCTACACGAGACCAAGCTCAAGGGGTTCATCCAGCAGATAATGACCCATCTACTCCTTATGAAATCTTAGAACAACATCGTTACATTGACTTAGATGGTGATGGGTATGCCGAGCCGTACATTGTCACTGTAGACAAAGATTCTAAGAAGGTATTCCGTATTGTAGCTAACTACTTCAATAGCTCTATCGAAAAGAAAGGCAACCGAATTGTCTTTATTAAGCCTGAGCAATATTTTACTAAATACTCCTTTATTCCTTCTCCTGATGGTGGTTTTTATGACTTGGGCTTTGGAGTACTTCTTGGCCCCCTCAACGAATCAATTAATACTATTATCAATCAGCTTATTGATGCTGGTACTATGGCTGTCACTGCAGGTGGTTTCCTAGGACGTGGCCTTAAGATTCGAGGAGGCAACCAATCTTTTGCCCCATTAGAATGGAAGCATGTAGAGACCACTGGAGATGATATTCGTAAGAATGTATTTCCTCTTCCTGTACGTGAGCCTAGCCAAGTTATGTTTACTTTGCTATCTCTTCTTATTAACTACGGTGAGCGTATTGGTGCTGCCACTGACGTTATGGTTGGAGAGAATGTAGGTCAGAACACACCAGCAGAAACTAGTCGTAACATGGTTGAGCAAGGTATGAAGATATTCACAGGTATCTTTAAACGTGTTCATCGTTCTCTTAAACAAGAGTTTAAACACCTTTATCGTTTAAATCAACTTTACCTTTCACCTGAAACACAGTTTGGTGATGTTAAAGTGTTACAAGAAGACTATACAGGCAATCCTTCTGACATTACACCAGCAGCAGACCCTAACGTAGTATCTGACACACAACGTATTGCACAAGCATCTGCAGTGCTACAAGCTGCTCACGCTTCACCAGGCTTTAACTTATATGAAGCCAACAAACGTTATTTAGAAGCATTGAAGGTTGCTAACATTGAGAAAATCCTTCCAGACCCACAAGGTCAAAATGCAATTCCTCCAGCTCCAAATCCTAAAGTTCAAATTGAACAAATGAAAATGCAAGCTAAACAAATGGATATGGAAATGAAGGCTAAGATGGCTGTAATGAAGATTCAGTCAGAAGCAGATAAGAAACAAGCAGAGATTAATAAGTTACAAGCTGAAGCTATTAAGTTGTTGGCTGAAGCTCAGGGTGTTGATACAGGGCATCAAATCGCTCTTATCAATGCTCAGATTGGTGCTGAAAAAGCACATAGAGATAGCCTATTCAGAGCCGCAGAGACTATGATGAAGGCATTAGAGTTTGACCAAAAGGGAGCAATGAATGAAGACAGCAGTAACGCAGGAGCTCAAACCTAAACGATGTAGAAAAGAGTGGTATGAAAAACTTTCTCCAGAACAAAAACAAAAGGAAAAAGAAAAAGTACAAGCTTGGAGAAAAGCAAACCCTGAAAAATTTAAAACACATTCTACAAATGCCTCTTTAAAGAAAAAATATGGAATTACTTTAGAACAATATAATGAAATGTTTACTAAACAAAATGGTTGCTGTGATGTTTGTGGTAAACATGCTTTAGAAGTAAAAAATAAATTAACAAATAAATTAGCAGTAGACCATTGCCATGCTACTGGAAAAGTTAGAGCATTGTTATGTCATAAATGTAATAACATGCTTGGTTGTTGTAATGATGATGTAGATGTACTTAAAAAAGCAATTGAATACTTAGAGAGGAATAAATGATTATTACAAAAAGTGAGTACCAGGAGTGGCTTGAACACTCAGTAACTAAAGCTTTTTTTAAAGCTTTAGAAGCTAATCGAGAAGAGTTAAAAGAAAATATCGTTGTAGGTTTATATGACGAGAAGCAAGAGTTAGAAGTAAAAGGAATTTGTAAGAGTGTCATTAATATCCTTGACATGACTTACGAACAGTTAATGGAAGGATATGCAAATGCAAAATAATAGCGGCATTACTCCCGTAGGACATCGGATTTTAATTAAACCTTTGTCAATAGAGCAAACCACTGAGACAGGTATTATCATTTCAGTAGGTGAAGCAGCAGATAGGGAACGACTTGCTCAAATCAAAGGAACGGTAATTGAAGTAGGTAGCACAGCTTACTCAGACCAACCAGAACCTTGGTGTAAGGTAGGTGATGTAGTGACCTTTGGTAAATACTCAGGACTTATCTATAAAGGCAAAGACACTTTAGATGAAGAAGAGTACAGAGTAGTAAATGATTTAGATATTGTTTGTATTCATAAAGAGGGATAGAGAATGAGTGATGAAGAAGTAGTACAACAAGCCGAGCAAGATAATGGCGGTGTGGAAAAAGAAGCACGAGTATTTGGTTGGGTACCTAAAGAAGAGTTCCGAGGTTCGGATGAAGCTTGGGTAGATGCTGAAACCTTTGTAAAACGTGGTAAGGAAATTAATCCTATCCTTCGTGCTAATAATGAACGTCTCAAGAAAGAAATGGAGCTTGAACGTCAAAAACATTCTAAAGAACTAGCAGAGATTCGTGAAGCTGCAGAAGAGTTTAAAAAGTTTCAAAAAGAAGCTTATGAACGAAAGCAAGCTGAAGCAAAACTAGAATTAGAAACTTTAAAACAACAACGTAAAGAAGCTATGCGAGAAGGTGATGCAGACCGTGTAGTGGAGTTGGAAGACCGTATTGAAGAGGTCAAAGAAGAGCAATCTAAGAAACCTGTGGTAGCGGAAGCTCCACCAGTTCCTGAGACTCAAGTTGACCCTGCATTATCTGAATGGATTGAATCTAACAAGTGGTTTGGTAATGATATTGAAGCCACTGAAATTGCAAACGGTGTGGGTGCTGCAGTAAGAAAGCAATTCCCTAACTTAGTAGGTAAAGAGTTTTTAGCTAAATTAGACGAACGTTTGCAAGAACGTTTACCAGAAAAATATGAAAACCCAAATCAAGCTAGGTCAACAGTAGATAGTTCAACTTCTCGTGGTGCTCCCTCATCTAAGAAGAAAAGCTATGAGAACTTACCTGCAGATGCAAAAGCAGCTTGTGATAAGTTTGTAAAAAGTGGTTTGTTTAAAAGCAAACAAGAATATGTTGATTTATACGATTGGGAATAGGAGATAGATATGCCAGCAGCATTAACAGTTGAAGAGAAAAAAGAAAAAGCCTTACAAGTACGCAGTGCAGCAGAACGAACAGGCACAGAGAGAAAGCGTAATAGTTTTAATGGTACAGAAGGCAAGCTAACAGTAGAACACAAAATCGAAGGGTATAATTTACATATTTTAAATGACACTCCAGGCCGCATACAAGCAGCCTTAGATGGTGGTTATGAGTTTGTTAGACCAGAAGAATTATTAAGTGTTAAAGAGAATGTAACTTCTCGTAACACAGACGTTGGAGATAAGGTTAGATTCCTTGTAAACCCTTCTGCTAAAGAAGGTGAGCAATATGGCTACTTAATGAAGATTAAGCAAGAATGGTTTGACGAAGACCAAACAGCTCTACAAGAAAAAAACAATCAAATTGACGAGGCTATCCGTAGTGGTCGAAATCTTAAAGGAAGTTCTGAAGGTTTCTACACTCCTACTAATGGTATCTCTTATAAAAACTAATTCTGAAAGGATTTAATTATGGCGAACATTAATCGTCCAAAGGGCCTAAGCCCAGTTCAAAATAGTGACGGTAGTCCATGGTCACAAGGTTCTACGTTATTTTACGTAGCTAATGATTCTTCTAACTCATACGCTATTGGTGACATTGTTCAATTGGCAGCAGGTTCAGATGCTTCTGGTGTTCTAGCAGTAACTAAATGGGCAGGTACCGTTGGTGCTTCAACATTGCCAGTTGGTGTTATTGTTGGTATTCGTGTTGCTGACCCTGGTGTGTCATTGGTTGGTAACTCATTAGCTTTGGAAAAAACATACTTGCCAGTTTCTTCTGGTGCTCATTACCTATACGTTGTAACAGACCCAGGTACAGTATATGAAATCCAAGGTGACTCAACAGTTTGGGCTACTTCAAATGCTAACAACAACTGTAACGTAACTATCACTGCTAACCAAACAACTCTTGGTAACGGTGCTCCTTACTCTAACACAGTTGCTACTGCTCCAGCTACAACTAACTCATTACCATTACAAATTGCTGGCTTCATTCAACGTGCTGATAACTCAGTAGGTGCTTATGCTGCCTTGCTAGTTCGCTTTAACGTACATGCGTTCAATGGTGCTGTAACAGGCCGTACTGGCGTTTAATAGAATAATATAGGAGAAATAAAATGGCGGGTTTAATTACTACTGCAAGTCATCCAAAGGCACTCTGGCCTGGTGTTAAACAATGGTGGGGTCAAGTTTATGACGAACATCAAGTTGAATACACTGACTTGTTCGATTCAGAGACATCTAATCAAAACTATGAAGAAGATGTTCAATTAACAGGCTTCGGTCTTGTTCAACAAAAACCTGAAGGTCAAGGCGTTCAATACGACTCAGAAGTTCAAGGTTTTACTACACGTTATACACACATCGCTTACGCTTCTGGTTACATTGTAACTAAAGAAGAGTTGGATGATAACTTGTATGAGCAAGTAAGTCGTCGTCGTGCTGCTGCTTTGGCTATGTCTTTCCGTCAAACGAAAGAGAACGTAGCTGCTAACGTGTACAACCGTGCATTTAGCAATACATACGCTGGCGGTGATGCAGTTGCATTAGCTTCTACAGCTCATCCTAACACTTCAGGTGGTACATGGGCTAACCGTCCATCTATTGATGCTGACTTGTCAGAAGCAGCTTTGGAAGATGCAATTGTTGCAATTATGGGTCTTCAAAATGACCGTGGCTTGTTGATTAACATCATGCCTAAGACATTGATTATCCCACGTCAACAAGTGTTCAATGCACAACGTATCCTTCACTCTTCATACCAAACAGGTAATGCTAATAACGATATTAACGTTATCAAGTCTGGTAACTACATCCCTGGTGGCTTCAAGGTAAACCATTACCTAACAGCTCCTAACGCTTGGTTCATCCGTAACACAATCCCAGGCAAAACAGGTATGAAGTACTATGAGCGTGTTGGTATTCAATTTGACCAAGACAATGACTTTGACACAATGAATGTTAAAGCTAAAGGCTACGAGCGTTATTCATTCGGTTGTTCAGACCCACGTGCTATCTGGGGCGTGAACGGCCCGTAATAATAATGCTTGACAAAAAGCAATAATTATGTTATTATATTAGTAAGTAGGCTGAAAGATTAAAACACTTTCGTAAGTCCTACTTTCTTTTTGTTTAAGGAAAACAAAATGTCATTCGAACGTCAAAAAGAAAAGGGTAAACGCCCTGATACCACAGTCCCTAAAAAAGGATTTGGTAAGTAATAAATAACCCCGATGACGCACAGTGTGCGTTGTTAAATCAACGTCAAAGGAGTTTTAAATGTCAAACCCAACCCGTTACCCTAGTGGCTTAGCTACTTCATTTGCTTCAGAACCATTAGGTAATTACCCTCTTCCAGACCCATTCCATACAGCTAGTCAACCTATTTATGGTGTGTCTACATTTCAATCAGATTTTCAAACATGGCCTTCAGGTGATTACACAATCACTGGTACGTCTTCCGCAGTTGCGGCTGCTAACGTTGTAGGTGGTGCTATTACAATTACCCCAGGTGGTACTACAACAGCTACTGCTGTTTACAAAATTGGTAACACTGCTCAGTTTATTGCTGGTCAACGTTTATGGTATACAACTCGCTTACAAGCATCTGCTGTTGCTGGTAACGTATCTTTCTATGCAGGTTTACGTGCAGGTTCATCAGCTAATGATGGCATCTGGTTTGCTAAAGCTGCTGCATCAACTTCTGTAAACTTAGTATCAGTTGTAAATGGTACATCAACAACATTATTAACAGGGGTAGCTACTGCTGCTGCTGCCACTAACCTTGATTTAGGTTTATACTTTGATGGTACTGACTTGTTAGTTTATGCAGGTGGAGTTCTTGTTGGTCGTGTTGCTGCTCCTACAATTGGTTCAAGTGGTACAACATTAACTAATGCTTTGTTGACTCCAGTATGGCAAATCACTCCAACTGCTACAGATACTTTAACAGTTGATTTTGTTTTATCAGCTCAAGAAGTTTTACGTTAATAGGAGATTGTAATGTCTAACTCAACATCAATCCAAATTTTGGAAGATGGAGCACAGCGTACAGTCCTTAAGCTAGAAGGAGTATTAGATACGTCTGATATTTCTTCTACTCTTGTAGTGGACCCTGCTGCTCAATCTACAGTAGACCCTACTGGTTCAGGTTATCTTAAAGCCTCTTCATACCGTATTAGTAAAATTATACATAACATTGAAGATGGTTTATCTGTTAACTTTTTTTGGGATGCTACAACTCCAGTTCGTATTGAAGAACTTACAGGTCGTGCAAAAGTAGACTATAGAGACTTTGGTGGTTTACAACTTAAAGGTTCTTCTGGTGTAGCTAACACTGCTCCTGCTGGAGCTACTGGAAAGATTTTATATACAACACAAGGTTGGTCAACTGGCACTGTGTTATCTTTTTCAGTAATTTTATATTTAATGAAACAATATTAATGAAAATAGTTAATACTAACGCTAAAGAAATAGTTCTATCTGCTCGTATAATTAGGGCAGATGGTTCTATTGAAGAATTAGGAACTATAGATTACTGGCATAAAAATTTTATTAAACGAATTATTTGGAGAATTAAACAATGGCTACACTTTTAGTCAACACAGGTAAGGCGATTGTAACTAATCGTCTTCAAGGGTCAGGGACTGCTCCTCAGTACGTGGCTTATGGTACAGGTACTGGTACTACATCTGCTACTGACACAACACTATTTACTGAAACAGGTACTCGTGTATCTGGTACACAATCACAAGTAACAACTTCAGTTACTAATGATACATATCAAGTTGTAGGTACTCAAACTGCAGGTGGAACTTTAGCTATCACTAATGCAGGTTTATTTGATGCTTCTACTTCTGGTAATTTGTTTGCTAAAGGTGACTTTAGTACAATCAATTTATCAACAGGAGATTCAATTCAATTTACATTTAAAGTACAATTCAGTTAAGAATGACTATCCAGTCTATTCCTTTTGAGATTACTAAAAATGGGTATACTCTAAGCGATGCTATTGTCTATGATGATAGCATTGACTCTTTTACTCCTGAACAAATCTCAAGCATGCAACAACAACGTTTTGACAATTGGTATGCGATTGTTACTAATCCTGTAAGCGTAGTATGGCAAACAGATGCTGAAGGTAATCAAGTATTAGATGACAACGGCAATCCTATTCCTGTAGAGGCTTAATATGGCGAATAGATATTGGGTAGGTGGTACAGCAACATGGGATGGAACTGCTGGCACTAAATGGGCTTTGACTTCTGGCGGTGCTGGTGGTCAAGCTGTCCCTACTTCTGCTGATACAGTATTTTTTGATGCTAACTCTGGAGCCAATACTGTAACTATTGGTAGTGGAACTGCAGTTTGTTCTACGCTAACAATGACTGGATTTACAGGTACTTTAGCGTTTGGTAGTAACTCAATTACTTTGGCAGGTACAAACTTAATTTATACGGGTGCAACTACTTTTTCTGTAACAGGTACACCATTAATGCTTTGCACTAACTCATCTTCAAGTGCAAGAACAATAACGCCTTCAGCGACTACAGAAGCCAATGCAATAAGTTTTAATATTTCTGCTGGCACTGGTAACATTAATCCAAATGGAAGTTTTAAAAATATTGATTTTACGGGATTTTCTGGAACTTTACTTAATTTTGGTAAAACTATATATGGGTCATTAACTTTATCAAGTGGTATGACAGCTACAGATGGAACAAATACAACAACATTTGCATCTACTTTAGTTCAACAAAATATTACCTCTAATGGAGTTACTTTTGGTGGTCCAATTACAATAAGCGGAACTCAAACTGTTCAATTGCAAGATGCTTTAACATTAACTTCATCTCGCACATTAACGCTTACATCTGGCACATTAAATTTAAACAATAAAACACTTACTGCTGGATTGTTTAGTTCTAGCAATTCAAACACCCGTGCAATTGCTTTTGGTACAGGCAACATTACTTTAACAGGTAGTAGTGCCACTGTATTTAGTATGACAACGGCTACAGGGTATACCTATACAGGCACACCAACGATTAATTTAACTTACTCAGGTTCTACAGGAACAAGAGCATTTGCTTTTGGTAGTACCGCAGGAGCTACAGAAACCAACGTACCTGATATTTATGTAACTGCAGGGTCAGATATTATTGCAACAAGCGGAAATTCATATTTAGGAAGTTTAAACTTTACAGGGTTTACTGGAACATTTACAAGGGTAGCATTCAACTTATATCTATATCGTAATTTAGTTTTAAGTAGTGGTATGACATATACTGCTGTTGCAAACGGAATATTTTTTTCTTCAACTATTGCGACAACACAATCAATCACTACAAATGGAGTAACTGTAAATAGCGGATTTGTTCCCAATGGAACACAAACAGTTCAGCTTCAAGACAATTTAACAATTGGTTCTACATATACATTTACACTTACATCAGGAACATTTGATGTTAATAATAAAAACGTATCTACAGGATTGTTTAACTCATCTAATACCAATACAAGAAGTTTATTGATGGGTTTTGGTACTTTTACTTTAACAGGTACAGGTACAGTTTGGAATTTAGCAACATCTACAAATCTCACTTTAACTCCATCAACTTCTACAATTGTATTTAACGGAAGTGGTGTTGGTACATTTGCTGGTGGTAGTAAAACTTATTACAACTTAACTCAATCTAGCAGTAATGCTTTAACCATTAGTGGTTCAAATACATTTAATACTATTAGCAATACTGTTCAACCTACTACTATTACATTTACTGCCAGCACAACTCAAACAATGACTAATTTTAACGTCAATGGCACAGCAGGCAATCTAGTAACAATTAATAGCACTACATCAGGCACACAAGCTACTTTAAATAGCCCAAGCAATATTTTAAATTCTGTTAAGTATGTTAGTCTTAAAGATAACAACGCTACAGGTGGTATATGGCAAGCACCTTCTAATTATGGAAATGTAATTGTAAGTAA